ATCCTTGGAGAATACAATAAGTTAAAAGAGAGTATAAAAGCAGAACTTAAAGAAGTAAGTCAGGAAAGTGTCAAAACTGATGAACTTCTTCTTAAGTATTTTACTGAGTTAAGAGAGGAGATTACAAATCTTCCTGAGGTAAAATATTATGATAAAGATATTGATTATGTAAAATCAGACATTAAAGGTCTGTATAAAATTGTCGAAGATATTAAATCTTCTCAACAAAAATTACTTTCTGAAACGAATGTACCTTTAACATCTGATCCACCAGATACTGATAATCCAGATCCACTCACACCTATAAATCAAAATTTTGTAACCCTTGATCAATTACAAAGACACTACAAAACATTTGTAGAAAGGGTTCAATATCAACTTGGTTCCATTGGTGGTGGTGGAGAAACAAGACTTCAATATCTTGATGATATTGCAGGCATTGCCACAAATATCAGTGCCTATGATGGAATGGTCCTCAAGATTGATTTAAATCAAACTGGGGCAGACAAACACAAGTTGTTTAAATTTGCTCCAGGTGGCAGTGCAGGTGCAGCAGGGACATGGGCAATAACTGATGTTGGTATTCATACTAGCAAGAACGTTGGTATTGCAACTACTGCAAGATCTGACTTTGCACTTTATGTCCAGGGAAATCAATACGTTGATGGTAATATCAGTGTTGGTGGAACAATCACATATGAAGATGTAAAGAACGTTGATTCTCTCGGTCTTAGCACCTTTAGAAGTGGGATTGAAGTAAATACAGGGACTGCAACCACAGCACTTTTAGTTGAGGGTGATGCTAGAATCACTGGCATTCTGACGGTTGGTACTGCCTCTGTCACGATTGATGGTGATAATAACAACGTTACTGTTGGTGTTGTTACTATTACAAATTCAGAAGTTATACTTGGTGACAACGTTACTATTAATTCTTCTGCAACTGGCATTAACTCAGCACCTAATGTTCTGTATGTCGCAAAAGATGGTGATGATTCAAATAACGGAACTTCTATTGATAATGCAAAATTAACTATTGCAAGTGCGGTTTCTATTGCTCAGTCAGGAACCACAATCAAAGTTCTTTCCGGTAATTATGTAGAATCTAATCCGATTGAACTTCCCGCATTTACTGCCGTTGTTGGTGATGATTTAAGAACAGTTAAGGTTCTTCCAAGCACAACAGACAGTGATATCTTCCACGTAAACAAAGGATGTAAACTTGCAAACATGACTTTCTCTGGTCATGTCGCACCCGCAGCAGCAGTTGCTTTCCCATCAGCAGGAGCAACTAATGTTGGTGGTGGAAAGTGGAAAGGTCCATACATTCAAAACTGCACCAGTGATACTACAACCGGAACTGGTATTTACATTGATGGAGATAAAGCAGAGAAAACAAAGTCAATGAACGTTGACGCATTCACCCAATATAATCAGGGTGGTGTTGGAGTTGCTGTTACTAATGAGGGATATGCTCAGTTAGTTTCCGTGTTTACTATTTGTTGCGATAAAGCAATTATGGTTCATAAGGGTGGTCAAGCAGATCTAGCAAATAGTAATTGTAGTTTTGGAACTCAAGGATTAGTTGCTGATGGAGTCAGTCCTGAGCAGTTTACTGGAATCGTGACTGCATCTGCTGCCGCATCTCAAGATAACGTTACTATTAATGTTGGTGCAGTGACAACTAGACCTTACGATGGTCAGGTGGTTTATTTTGATGAGTTGTATAAGTCCATTGAGACCATTACTGTTGGATCTGGTGGAACTGGATATACCCAAGCACCAACAGTTACTATTGATGCACCTACAGGTCCAAGTGGAGAAACTGCATCTGCTTTTGCCACCATTGAAAATGGTTCTGTGACAGAGATTTCTATCATTAGTAGTGGAAGTCAGTACACAACGACTCCATCAATTACTATCTCTGGACCTCAGAGTGGAATCAACACTGCGACTGCAACTGCCAATATGGCAGATACTTATTACACAATAAATAGTGCTACACCCATCGTTTCTGGAATTACAACATTAACACTTGCAGAAAACTTAATTAATACGGTTGGAGTTGGTTCTACTGCTTACTTCTTCCAACAAAGTAAGATCGTTGCAAGTTCTCACACATTTGAATATATCGGTTCTGGTAACACTATTACGTTAGCAACACCAAAACGAGGTGGAGTTACTGTTCAAGCAAATGAAGTTGTAAGTCAAAATGGTGGAAGAGTAATATATACCAGCACGGACCAAGCAGGTAACTTTAGAATTGGTGATGATCTTCAGATCAACCAAGCAACAGGAACTATCAGTGGAAGAGCATTTTCCAAGAGTTTGTTCTCAGAAATAACACCCTTTATCTTAGCACTCAGTTAAATGGCACAATTAGCACTTAACAGATTTCAAACTGAAACTGCAATTTTGACGACAGACGATCAAACGATCTACACTGCTCCTGCAGGTTACACTGGTATTATCTTGTATGCTCATATCACCAATTACGGTGCTTCTGCTACAACAGTCACATGTAAGCATGTAAGGTCTGGAACAGAAACAGAAATCATCAACGCAGCAAATGTTCCAGTAAATGATGCATATATTCCTTTGGATGGAAAATTAGTTTTAGAAACTAATGATTCATTTACAGCAAGTGCTGGTGCAGGAACAACACTTAAAATTCTTCTCTCAGTTTTGGAGACTGCAAACTAATGCCTAGACTTTTAAGTTCAGTAAACGGATCTAGTCAAGTTGGTATTTCTAGTGACGGAACTGACTTGGGAAACATGACACGTTTAAACTATGAAAGTAATAGGGTTCAACTGGATACTACCACTGGAGTAGCAACTGTATTCAGTGACCCTCTTACCATCGTAGGATTATAAATATATTTGTGATCTATTACCAACATGAAAAACGGACGTTGCCCTGCAGGACAATATTACTGTTACACTGATAAAAAGTGTAAACCAATCCCTAAAGGATTTAAAGTGGTTGGTCGTGCTGGAATGCTTCGTAAAGAAAATGGTCACTCTGTTGATGATAATACCGAAACCAAGAAAAATGGTAACGGCAACGGCAACGGTAATGGTAATGGTAATGGTGGTAATGGCATGAGTGAAGAAAGTCTTCGTGATTGGTTTGGCAAATCAAGATCGAAGGGTGGAAAACCAGGTTGGGTTCAAGTCGTATCAGGCAAACCATGTGCTCGACAACCAGGTCAGAAGACAACACCAAAATGTGTTTCTTCTGCTAAAAGAGCAAGTATGAGTAAATCTGAGAGAGAATCTGCTCAGAGAAGAAAAAGAGCTGCTGATCCCGGTCAACCACAAAAGACAGGAGCAGCAAAACCCACATACGTTTCAACTGACAAACCTAAGAAGAAAATGAACGAGTCAACCGAGTTTATTACCTTACCCCTTAATATTGAAATCCCAGATAATATTAGAGATTTCAACTTAGGTTTAATGTTCCGTGAAAGTTTGGACGTAAACAGTGGAATGTTGTTCATCTTTGAGGATGTGCAGCAACAGTCATTCCACATGACTGAAACGAGAATTCCTCTTGACATTGCTTTCATCACAGAGGAAGGTATTATTGAAAGCATCAAAGAATTAGAACCATTTGACGAGAATCCAGTATACTCAGAAGGAGAGGTGCTGTGTGCGTTAGAAGTAAACCGTGGATGGTTCGCAGAAAACAATGTAGAAGTTGGTGATGAGATTGATATTGAAGAAGGCAAGAAAGATGCTTGCTATCATAAAGTCAAGTCACGTTATTCAGTTTGGCCAAGTGCATATGCATCGGGAGCACTGGTCAAGTGTAGAAAAGTTGGGGCAGCAAATTGGGGAAATAAGACGAAGAAGGAAGAATTTGAAATTGATGAGAAATTTAAAACACAATACGGTGATAAAACTAAACTTTCTCAGTCATCTGAACGTAAATCTTTAGGTAGAGGATCTTCCATTAAGGATGGTTCTAAAAAGAGTGGTTACGAATCAAAGAAAGAATTTCGTGATCAGTCAATGAAGTTAAGAAAACACCGTGAAAGATTTGGTGACTTAGCAAAAGAGGAAACCACTCTTGATGAAAAGTGCTGGAAAGGTTATGAGAAAAAAGGCATGAAGACCATGTTTGGAAAGAGATATCCAAACTGTGTCAAAAAAGAAGAAGTTGAACAGATTGATGAAAAGAAAGGTTGTATGCACAACCATGAAGGTGAAGAGTGTCCAGTACATGGTATTAAAGCATGTCCAGATACGGTAGAGGAAGCAGTAAGAATCCCTGCTAAAACTGGTAACATTGTTGATACTTATTTCAATTATAGAGGTAAGTACTATATGTTGAAAATGTTCTTCCCTCAAACTTCTATACCCACAAAATCTGATGTTCAATATCAGGTTTCTAAAGTATATCCCGGTGCGAAACTACTAACTTTCAAGGTTTCGGACTATGAACCAGGACAACCACTTCTCCACACAGAAGGAGCAGCATGGACACGAAAGGCAGGAAAAAATAAAGAGGGTGGACTCAACGAAAAAGGCAGAAAATCTTACGAAAGAGAAAATCCAGGCAGCGACCTTAAGGCACCTTCAAAGAAGGTTGGAAATCCCCGCAGGGCATCCTTTTGCGCCAGAATGAAAGGTATGAAGAAGAAACTCACTTCTTCTAAAACTGCTAACGATCCAGATAGCAGAATCAATAAGTCCCTTAGAAAGTGGAATTGCTGAGGTTAGGGTATGAGTGATAATGTATATCTTGGCAATCCTAATCTAAAAAAAGCAAATACTGCCATTGAATTTACTCAAGAGCAAGTTCTTGAGTTTATGAAATGTAAGGAAGATCCTGTTTACTTTGCAAACAATTTTGTTAAGATTGTTTCTCTGGATGAGGGTCTTACTCAGTTTCATCCATATCATTTTCAAGAAAAGTTAATCAATAACTTCCATAACAACAGATTTAATATCTGTAAGATGCCACGACAAACTGGTAAATCCACTACAGTCGTATCTTATCTTTTGCACTATGCTGTCTTTAACGACAGTGTGAACATTGGTATTCTTGCAAACAAAGCAGCAACTGCCAGGGAACTTCTTGGAAGGTTACAAACTGCATATGAGAATTTGCCTAGGTGGATGCAACAGGGTATCATATCTTGGAACAAGGGATCTCTGGAGTTAGAAAATGGCAGTAAGATATTGGCAGCTTCTACGTCTGCAAGTGCTGTCCGAGGTATGTCGTTCAACATCCTCTTTCTCGACGAGTTCGCATTTGTCCCGAATCACGTTGCTGACTCGTTCTTTGCATCTGTTTATCCTACTATTACTTCTGGTAAAAACACCAAAGTAATTATTGTATCTACTCCACATGGTATGAATCATTTCTACCGTATGTGGCATGATGCGGAGAGACAGAACAATGAATATGTACCTACTGATGTTCACTGGTCAGAAGTCCCTGGACGTGATGAGAAGTGGAAAGCAACCACAATCAAGAACACATCAGAAGCACAGTTCAAAGTTGAGTTTGAATGTGAGTTCTTAGGATCTGTTGATACACTAATTGCTCCCAGTAAACTCAGGACATTGGTTTACGAAAATCCAGTTCAAAGAAATGCTGGATTAGATGTGTATGAACCACCAAAAGACAAGCACGATTATATAATGACAGTTGACGTTGCAAGAGGAGTCGGAGAAGATTACTCTGCATTCGTTGTAGTTGATATCACTGAGTTTCCACATAGAGTTGTTGCCAAGTATAGGAACAATGACATTAAACCAATGTTGTTCCCAAATATAATTTACGAAGTAGCAAAAAATTATAACAGTGCATATATTTTGTGTGAGGTAAATGATATTGGTGATCAGGTTGCATCTATTCTTCAGTATGACCTGGAATATCAAAATCTGTTGATGTGCTCTATGAGAGGTAGAGCAGGTCAGATTGTTGGTCAAGGATTTTCAGGCAAGAAAACACAACTTGGTGTTAAGATGTCCAAAACTGTTAAGAAGGTTGGATCTCTTAACTTAAAAACATTAATCGAAGAAAATAAATTGATCTTTACTGACTATGAGATTATCTCAGAGTTGACAACCTTTATCTCAAAGCATAACTCATTTGAGGCAGAAGAAGGTTGTAATGATGACTTGGCAATGTGTCTCGTCATCTATGCTTGGTTGGTTCAGATGGACTACTTCAAAGAACTGACAGACCAAGACGTTCGTAAAAGATTATATGAAGAACAGAAAAATCAGATAGAACAAGACATGGCACCATTCGGATTCATGGATGATGGATTAGGTAATGACAGTTTTACTGATGCTGAAGGTGACACTTGGTTCAAAGCAGATGAATATGGGGATAGATCATTTATGTGGGAGTATTTGTCTTAATGGAAGTAATTGATAATTTTTTTGATAATCCTTATGAGATTAGAAATATTGCATTAAAATGCCATTCTCAAACAACAGACGTAGCATATCCAGGAGTTCGTAAAAAAGTTCCTACAGAAACTGCTAGTTTTACACTTAAACAAATTAAAAAGAAATTTAATAAAAATTTTTTGATTTCTCCACACGAAGTTAATGGAATGGCATTTGACTTTATAGATCGTACATTTTGTGCCGGAATGTGTCATAACGATGAAGGAATTTCAGAAAAAACTCTTTTAGTATTTCTAACACCAAATCCTCAACCAAATTCTGGTATAGATATTTTTGATAGGATTAATAACCATGCAGAATACACAGACATTGTAGAGACTAATAAAAAGAAAGAGAAGTTTTTGTCTTCAAAAAGAAGTTTTCCTCAAAGATTTTTTTACAGAAGAGAAATAGACAGATTAACCAAACTCCAGAAGAATAAAATATCTATTGAAAATAAATTTAATCGTGCAGTTTTGTTTGATTCTAAAAGGGTACATAGAGCACAAAATTATTTTGGTTTAAATAAATCAAACACACGTCTAACTTTAGTATCGTTTCTATGGACTTAGATGGTCAGATTAAACTTGGACACCTTCTCTTACAGGATAGGAGATGTAGAGTTTGTGGTGAGACAAAAAATTTAATTGAAGGGTTTTATCGAACTAGAAAAGATAGGGGTGCAGTTGCATCGTCTTACTCATATGAGTGTAAGGACTGCACGATAAA